GTATGGCATTGCTAGTTTCCTTAATATGAAGAACGGAGTTTCTAGCGATACGTACCTCGACAATCGCTTTCTCTAATTGATCCATTGCAAGAATATAGTCTTCTTCCAGCAAAAAGTCATGTGCTTTTTTCAACGCTCTTTCTGCCATCATCAATGGATAGGCGTAATCTATCAACTCTTGGTTTTTCATTTATCTTTCCTTATGAAACTGGCATCGTTTTACAGGACACCAACCACACAATGGTGTAGGGTTTTCTTGCCATACGCCGTTTTCATACGAAAGGCGCAAGCGCTCAAGGTGGGGGTAGAAGTCGTCCCAAAGTTTTTCCTCATCCTCCCTGTGGTACTCGGAGGGGACAAAGTGTTCGTGCATAACAAACAGAAGACCTGCCTTGATATGTACGATTTCAGGGTAGTGTGAAAAGACCATTAACGCCATCAGTTGTAACTGTTTTGGATCAGGGTACTTGTTACTGCCCGTCTTGTAGTCAACGATGAACGCAGTGTCGCCATCCAACACAACCAAGTCAGCAATACCACGTACCCAATGGTCGTTCCATTTAGACGGCTTGCGATCAAACCCAAGCGCCATGCGTAGCTCGGGATGCTTGACGCCATCCATTTCTATCAGGGGTTGCAGTTGTTTGGAAAAGCGTTCGTAATCAGGCTCAAGAGGCTTGCCCTCTCCAACATAATCTTCTACCGCTTTGTGTACCTGTGTTCCGTAGCGCATTTCTGCGGTAGGAAACTTAGTGTAGTTCTTCAGTACTTTGATTTCCTGATACTGCCGTGGGCAGTTTTGATAATCTTTAAGACTGGAATAAGACCATTTGACTTCGTGTGCTTCCATGACTGATTTTCACTTTGTTTGGGAAGCCCAATCATATCGTTTTTCTTTGTAATTTCCAACAGCGTAGTCTTTGATGATCTTGCCATTCGCCTCGTCCCCTACCAACATTGGTTCGACCCATGCCCGCTTTCCAGATTTATATGATCTCCAGTGACCTCGCCTCCAGTGCTGCCGAGGGGACGCGTGTGTATCGTGAGTTGTTGAGGGGATATTGGGTCGTTCTTTCCCTGTAATTGAAATCAATCGAAACTCAATTACAGGAGCTTTATTCTTGCGTAGCTTCTTCTGATTAACTTCTATCTCTCTAGGCGTAGGTACAGATATGTATGCCTCGCCTGTATGGTAGGTCATCATGTAGATTGCACGTAATACAGAATCTGTTATGACATATACCATTTCTTCGTCTAGCCATCCCGCTTGGCTTTCGGGAACAATAGGGTATATACCCAAAACTTGACTATCTGTATCTGCACTTACTTCTAATCGTATAGATGCAACGTGCAAGGGTGAATTTTCATGAGCACAAAGGAATGCGCTTATCAAGATACCGTTAAAGTCTTGGGACACTGTATAAAAACTAAATCTGTTTACAGAACTACCAATAAGTGCGGAAGCATCGTGTAAATATCCAGCTATCACACATATTTTTGGAAACGGTAAATTTATTTTGCCTTCTTCTATGAAAACGTCAGCCCAATCATCATTAGGAGGTTGAAAATCTTTTTCAATAATTATTTTTGGATATTTTAAAATTGCTTGGCACACCTCTTCGTCAACGCCTTTTTCAAAATGAGCGTCTTTGTATTTCAACGTGTCGTACAACTGACTAAGTAGGGTTTTGATAGCGTGTTTTATTTTTTCGTCGGACTTAAAAGCCTCTCTTACTGATGGGTACGTTATCTGCTCTGATACTCTACCAAAAGATACTATTTTTAAATCTTCATTTAATTTCTCCCTTGCTTTAAATCTAGCGTTAAGTTCTTCTTTGCCAATGCTCACCCTGCGTCTAGGGTCTAAACGGTTGTGTATATTGTCTAAAGCATTCATCAACAATCTCCATAGGTTGCACCGACTTTTGTTTCACATGCCACTGGCAAGTTTGTCGCCCAGTCGGGTGGGGTAGACATTACTTCATTGATGTACGCTACGGCTTCAGGTACGACGTCCTCTTGCACGACGACCACTGCCGCATCGTGTACTGTTAGAGCTACACGATATTTTTCAGATATGGCGAGCATTTGCTTGCCCACAACGATTCTTGCTAGGGCTTGCACTACGTTCTCTACGACAGCACCGCCCCAAATGGAGATTTCACCCCTGCGTGAATCGTAAACAATCTGTGACTTGCCGTCTTTGTCTATACGCCTCAAGTTGCTGTAACGTATGCGTAGACCGTTTGGCAGGATGACCCCATCGTTGTCGTAGAACAAACATTTATGTTCACCAAGAGGGATTGGCTTTTTAATCTTCCCATTCATCATGGTGTTGAGCATTCTGTCAGCGTCAGCCCACAACTCAGGTATCTTGTAATTCTTGTCCCGATAAATGCCCACGATGGTTTTGCATTCCTCTTCAGTCAGCTTCACGCTTACTGGTTGGGATGTAGACAATGTATGTTGTAGCTTGAACGCCCCTGTGCCATAGCCCAATCCCAAAATACATGTCTTACCCACGAACCGTTCCGTTGCGTCCGCTTTGGTAATCGTTCTGTTGTATACGGATGAGGAAAATATAGAGTACACATCTTCACCATCAGCAAACTGTTTGACAACATCCTCCTGCCCTGCCAACCACGCAAGCACCCTAGCCTCAATCTGCGATGAGTCAGAGTTAATCACCATGTAGCCTTCGGGTGGCACGATGGCTTTCTTCAGAGCCTTCTTCTTTACATCCCTACTGGGTAGGTTTTGAAAGTTCACCTTGTCTGTGCCTGACCAGCGCCCAGTGTGTGCGCCGTAATACTTCAGCGGGATAGGTAGCCTGCCTTTGTTCCGCAGTCCTATGCCCATAAACCGTTCAAGTCGATTGGCTTCAAGTGTTGACTTCGTCCCCAGACGCACAGCGCACAGGTGTTGAATAAAAGTATCTTCACTCTCAGTTAGTGCGATGAACCCTTCATCTTTCTTGGCAAGGGCTGGTACTTCTTTCTTTTGCCTCTCACTCATCTTCATCGGTACAGGTACACCAAACTTCTCTAGCACCTTGGCAAACTTGGGATTGCTTGACAGTTTCTCACGTACCTCTTCCTCTGTAGCGCATTCAAGGTCGATCATCAGTGAAGCAAGCAACTCTGATTTCTCTTTGTTCAAATCGTCAAATCGCTCTTTCAGGGTATCCTGATTTACATACAGCATTGGGTCAGTGAACATACGCACCGTCATGTCTATTAACTTCAACTCATCAGGGTCAAAGCTAGGCATCATCATCAAGAACAACTTGTATGTCAGGCGCACATCGTTTCTGCAATACTCACCGTACAACGCAAGCTCTTCTTCTGTAAAGTCTAAGCGTGTCTTGTTGATTGCTTTGACAACCTCATCGCCCTTCTCCCCAATCTCATAACGCTTTGCAAGTGCGGCAAGTGAACCCCCAGCATCCACGCCATGTATTGCTCTTGCCATTGACAATGTATCTAACAGTGCCATCGGTTTGATATTGAAAATCCAACTTAGGATAGCGCCATCAAACAGCGTGTTGTGCGCCAAGACAGCACTACCCCTCCAGTTAAATTGTTTTAGAGATTTGCGTAGCTGTTCACGCGTCCCTGAAAACCAAACTGGGTCTCCATCGTCCACTTGAACCGCCACGCCAATCACCTCAAACCTAGGGTCTCGCACGTACTCTTCAGTCGTCTGCTTTTTAAACCATAGGTCTGTGTCGGTGTAGTAAGTCTCAAAATCAATTGTTATTAGGGACATTGTTTGTTATTTCTCGACGTAGATACCAAATGGCTTTCGCCAAGTCTTGTGCCTTGCTTCCCTTATGGTCTGCTCGGGTGATGTACTTTATTGCATTGCCTAAGTTATAGTTCAACCCCTTGGCTTCAATAAAGTCTATTGTCTCAATGCCTCCTACTTTATAGTGCGATGGTTGATTCACTGGGTCATGCGCTTTGTCAATGTCAACGCCAAAATGCCTCTCTAAAATATTGGGTAACTTGACTCTCGGGGTTAACGCAGTTTGTGGCAGTTCTTTCTTCTTCAAAAGCTCCTTGCCTACCTTACGCATGTTGTGACGAATCACATATACATGTTGTTTTGTTGTATTAAACTTAATTGCAATGTCTTCCGCTTTTGATTCAGGGTTGACTGAAATGTAATTACGGATTCTTGATGCGGTTGAAATTTTCTTTGCCATTTGTTTCTCTCCAGTTGTTTAAGAATTGTTTATCTCTACTATCTTGTAAAAGTTTTCTTAGCCATGTTCCTCCTCCTAGTTTTATGTACTCCTCATACTCACTTTGGGTTAAGCGAATGCCAATCGCTTTGCCACTCTTGGTT